GGCGTGTAGACGGTCACAATGTAGCCCCGACCAAGTTAATTGGGCCAGTCCGCCTTGCGCTGTTTTGTAGCAGCTTCTCGATCGATCGGCGAGCAGACTCTGCATCGACAATGCCATTTAGGTTGATGGTCACATTTTGACCGCCTCCGGCATCAGGGCGAACCGATCCAGATCCGCTAGGGACAAATAGTTCAGGGCCAAACTCGCCAACACGGTATGCCTGTCCACCCATTACTGAACCGCCAGCTGCTCTTGCCTTTGGTCTTGGCGTGAATCCTGCCTCTGGCAGGTTTATATTAAGTGGATTTTGAATAAATCGTAATGCTGGTAAAGCGGCTTGATAAGCATTTGAAATAGCGTTAATAGCATTTGCAACCGTTTCTAATGATGCTGCAATTCGTTCCATCATGCTCGCAGCACCCGGGCCACCATCTGTGACAGTTGAAAATAGATTGCCAAAAGCATCAGCAACTGATCGCAATGCGCCACCTAGACTAAATGCGCCATCGCCCTCAAAGTTTCCAGCTAGTTCCCGAGCACGATTACTTAATCCCTCTGGATCCTCACCGCTAAATCCCTTGGCAACTTTGTTAACTTCTTCTAGCAATGTTTTCATGGTTGGCAGTAATGCCACACCGATGGACTCTTTAAGTTCGCCTACGCGCTCTGTGACGATGGCCAACTGACCTGCATAGGTTTCGGTGTTGGCCTTAGCTGCGCCACCAAATAACCGTACAAGTTCATCTTGGACTACGTTAAAATCTTTTGTTTTCTTGATGTTTTCATCAAGTGGAATGCCCAATTTAGTAAGCGCACCAATGTTGCCGTTGTAAGCCTTGGCGAGAGTTAGCGATACGGTTTCAAGATCTCGACCAGTTGATGCCGAAATGTCTAAAGCAAGGTTGGTTAGTTCCTGTGCCTTGCCTACATCGCTGGTGGCTCGGGCAAGGTTTGCCAGTGCCGGGCGCAACTTGGTATCGGCTACGCCAAAGGCCAATTGTTGCTTGGTGATGTAAGCCTCGGTGGATTTTATCTGTGCATCGGTTGCGTTGGTTGTGTTCTTTAAGGCTTCGGCAAGTTGCTTTTGTGAGGCTTCATCCTCGACTGCGGCTTTTACACCGTCAATGCCAATTTTGATTGCATAAGCGCCAGCAGCTGCGCCAGCCGCTAAAAAAGCGGCAGCGGCGATCTTGCCGTACTTCTTGAGATTTCCCGAAAAACCTTTAACATCGTTGTCAGCTTGTGCAAGGCCTCGGCCAAACTGGGCTACATCTGCAAGCAGATTGAGTTTCATTGTCCTTACGTCAGCCACTTGTCCGACTCCATTCCCCATAGACCTTGCCAACTGCTGCTTTCCAGCGACGAGTAATTTCTGGTTGTAACGCCTTTAAGGTTGGATAAATCCAATACCCCTTATTGCCTCGACCTTCCCTTGGACTTCTTTCGGGGAATCGGTAACCACCATTTGCAAAACCTGAAACACCTATGCTGGATTCTGGAGATCCACCAAACTCATTTCCATATAACAAAATGCCAGCATTTGCGCCGCCTGATACTCTGCCACGCGATCCACCGATAGTTACATTTGGGATTCGGTCTTTGTTTGCTCTAACTGTTGCAACAACAATCTGCGCTTGCTTAGGAAATCTTGCGCCTACATAACCAGAGGTTTTAATTGCCCCTGCTGTCCAACCACTAATGCTAGTAACATCATCTTTTAGTTGTTTTTTGCTAGCATCATCCATTTTGTTAAGAGCATTGAGTAAGCCTCTAATATCTCTCAAGTCAGGCTGAATTTTCATTGTTACTTTTGTATCAGCCATGACCATTCCTCTCTTGTATCAGCGTTACTGCTGTTGTTATGTCAGCGAGCGACCAAGTCAAAAGATCGGCCAAAGGGATGCCGGTCGATGTTGCGATCCGCACCAGCGTGTCCCTTAGTTCTCTTTTGGGCTTTCCTCGACCACCTCAAAGGTTTCAAACTCATTGGTAACCCAGGCTTGCTGACTTGGCAACTTGGTATGCCCTTGGGCCTTGGCGGCCTTGTAAAGCATACAAGTGATGACATCTAATGAACCTTGGCTCATCTTGTCAGCAGCCTGGCTGACTGTGTAGCCGAGTTCGCGTTCGATCTCGATCCACAGCCAAGCCGACTCATCGCTCACTATGTAGTTATTGCCCTGTTTTGTTGTAACTGTGTATTGCATAAGGGTTGCCCTGTTCTATTCGGTTACGCTCTGGCGACTGTGCCATCCTCAACAACAAAGCTGAGGCTGGTAGTCAATACGTCAGTGGCCGCGCCACCAACTGTTGGAAATACTGGGAATACATTGCCAGTAAATGTGTCACCGTTTACATCGAAACTAAAAGCCAGTGATGTATCTGGTGCGCTATTCGCTGCATCCCAAAGTGCCGAAATAATGCCAGCGCTGGATGTGTCGTCTAGGTATAGTTCCACGTTTAGTGTTGCAAACTTATCAACGGTCTTGTAGGCGCGACCCGATAGGACTTCCAACACCTGCTGATTGTTTTCGCGTTCCAATGTGACTGTGCTTGCCTGATCTGCGTATGACACCGAGTTGATGCTCAAGGTCAGATTCCGACCAGTTATGTATGTTGCTGGCATGACTTGCCTTTCTAGTTGGTTGTGACCATCTCGATGTTGAGTTGGCTGATTAGCATATCGGCGTTTCCGATTTGCTGGACTGTGGGTTGTGACCATCCACCCAAGAATGAGATGTTATTGGCTAATAGATCCGTAACACTAAAGATTAAAGTTTCCAAGTTGGCCAAGGCCGCTTGGTTGTCAGCTGCGTTGACGATCACTGTGATGTCGAATCGCACATTGCATCGAGCGCCGCCAATGGCTGACACCGTGATGTAAGGCGATCCCGGCACAAGCACAATGGCAGGTGGCGTGATGTTCTCATTAGGGTATGAGTAAACTACGCGCCCGGCAGCTGCAAGAGTCGCGGCAAGCGTTGATCGGTAAGTCGCTAGATTAGCCAAGATAGCCTCGGGTATCTAGGTGCTTGCCTAGTAGGCCAGATACCCGAGTCAGCATTGAGCGACCCAATCGGTATGGCGCTGGAGATTGAAAGTCAACACCCTGCTGGCCAAGTGTGCCAGTGCGTGTGATCCAGATGTCGCAGGCAACGGCCATAGCAGCTTCGCGTACTTCTGGGGTGGTGTCATAAAGAGCTGCTTGGCTAGTTAGCACTGCTCGCCCATTAGGGATAACTGATCGCTTTGTGATGTCGGCATTGGTGATTGCGGCTTCAAAGAATGTCACGCCGTACTCGTCATAGCCGACCTTGGTCACTGTGCGTGATCCGTCAAAGGGTGCGCCACACTTGCTGACCGTTAATGCTTGGCCGACCACGAATGTGTTGTCGTAGCAGTAAAAGCGAGCGACATTGCTTGTTAGCGATACGCCAGCAATAGACACATCGTCAAAAATTAAGTACGACAGGATTATGTTTTCGGCGCTGTCTGCTACCGCCTGGACAATAGGATCAGCGTAGATGTCGCCGATACCCAAAACGCTTTTCAGTTCGCTTAGTGTAATCAGTGCCATTTCAATCTCCTATCGTGTAAGTGTGTGGGGGACACAGGGCCGCATCCCCCACACTTCTAACTAACGCTGACTTAGGTCAGGTTAAAGCGACGTACTCCACCGGCAACCAAAACGCCAACGGCTAGGTAGCCGTATAGCATTGTTTCGATTTCACCTGATGTGACCACGTTGGTGGACATACGCAGGATTGGTGATTCGTAGATAGCAACGGATGACGGGGTGACAATGAATGCCGACTCATCGATTGTTGTTGCTACTGCGTTCGGATCTACATACAGATCAAGTCCAAGCACGTTGCCGCGTAGGGACTGTGGTCCTGCAACTCCACCATTGTTTTGTGGGTTGTATGCGTTGTAGATTGGGCGACCAGTTGTGTCGGTTGCGCCCATCAATAGTGACCATTGTGATGTGCCAGCGATGTATGCGCTTGGTAGTTCACCTGTTGCTAGGTAAGCGGCTGGTGCTTCGGTTGATACATAGGAAATGATGCCAGCGGATGTTGCTGCGACTGCGGTTGCCTGTGTGCCACCTGCGGTTAGAGCTGCAATTACTGCTGCATCAGTTGCCTTGTTGTAGGCGCGTGTCATGTTGTCGACCATTGCCTGGAAAAAGTCTGGGGATGAGCGTTCCAATAGTTCTACGGAGTAACGCTGCATTCCAGCAAACTTGTTTACATCTAGGTTGACGTATGAGCTGATGATGCCAGTTTCTGATGGGCCAGCACCTTCGTTGGTGTCAGCTACTGTGCCACTTGTTGTGATTTTTGGATGGCTGATAACCATGCCTGATGCAGTGATGGCGCGTGATCCGATTGCATCGATGGCTGGGCGTGAGCCAATGGATGTGTCGATAACACTGTTTACATACTGCACTGGGGTGAACGCTGGGTTCGTGCTGAATGAGTCATCGGCTGCCATAACATACTGGGCTGAATCATGGTTGCCCATTTTGGCCTTGATGCTGTGTTCCAAGTACGAGGCTTGGCTGTTGATTGGTGAACGAGGCTTTGCGTAAGCCACTGGTGCTGCGGCGTGAACAACCGCTGCTGCGGTCACTTCATCTGCCACTGGTGCGGTTGTTTCTTCCACTGTGATCTCCTGTGGTTGTTCCTCGGCAGGTTGTTCTGCTTCGGTGGTTTCTGGGGTTTCCTCGGTAGCTG